GACTCCGGGGAGCCAGCTCTTGTTGAGGCCGTTCGGGTCGTTCTTCGCATTGAGCGGAGCGTAGGCTTCCTGCAACTTGCTGAGGTCGCCACCTGCTGCTGTGTAGTTCTTGCCAAGTACCGATCCGGTCTTTGAGATACCGGCATCGAGATCAGCGAACTGCATCTTCTTGGACCAGTTGGTGGACGGGTCCATGATGCCGCCGGGGTTGTTGCCCGACAGGAATTTACCCCTGCCAGACTCCTGGGCCATGACGCTCGCGAGAAGTGCGGGCGGAACGTTGTTGGCTTTCGCTGCCGCGACGATCTCGTTGTACTTGCCGGCCAGCGGAGTGCCGCCGAAGACCTTGTCGAAGCCGGCCCTGTTCAGTTCACCGCCGCCACCGACGCCGCCGAAAGACGGGATCTTGTCACGACTGATGATGCTGCGACCACCGAAGCTCGGCAGAGCCTCTCCGGGCGTGCCCTTCAGCATGCTCGGTACGCCGCCGATGAGGTTGCCACTGAGGCCACCGCCGCCACCGCCGCCACCGCCTCCGCCGACCAAGCCGCGTCCAGAACCGCCGAGAGCTGCGTACTGCAGCCCGCCCGACCCGTTGCTGATAAACGCGGCCCGCTCGATCTTGCCGGTGAACTTCTCAAGGTTGTCCGACAGGTCGCTGCTGCGACGACGGCCAGAGAAGTCCGTTGCTCCGGTGTAGCTCGACGGCTGGAACATCGGATCGGCTTCAGCCGGCGTCTTGTAAGACTTCAGCTCTTTCAGCTTCTTCTGACGTTCGCGCCACTCGTTAGTCGTCTCACCCTTCCGCTTGATCTTCGCATCCGGGATACCGACGTCGTTCACCGCAAAGCCAACCATCGTCGCGATGCCAGCGATGCTTTTCACGAAATTGACAAGAGTTTCCAGATAGCCGGCCACCGTGCCAATTGCCTTCAGCGCTACTACAAGCTCCAACAACTGGGCCGTGAACTTGCCCGCAGACTCAGGGTCATTAACCCCGAGAGATTTTGCGATCCCGGACACCATATCGGTGACGAACGTGACGGCCCTCTTCATCTCGGCGACGAAACCCTTGACGAAGCCAAAGACCTGCTTCGAGTAATCCTTGACTTCGTCAGGATTGCCGAATGCCGCCTTGAGCATGTCCGACCAGCTGCCGAAGCCCAGGCCGGCCACGATGCCGTCCGTGAAAGCCTCAACGGTGTCGGAGATTTTCGCTACGTCGAGCCTGCCGAGATAGTCGGTGAAGAAGTCCGCGATCTGACCGAAGGCCTTTTCGAGGCCTGAGCCGACCGACTCCCAAACGAGGGTGAAGGCAGCGCTGAGAGACCTCCATCGCCCATCGAGCGACTTCATCTTCTTCTCGGCCGCTTCCGCGTTGTAGTTCCCGTTCTTCGGATCAGAGATGTTCTTCAGCAGCTCGTGGATCTTCTCACGAACCTGAACGAACTGGAGGAACTCGCCGCTCCATTCGTCTTTACCGATCAGATGCGCGATCTGCTGCTGCTGCAGCGCCGGCATCCCGCCAACCTTGTCAAGCATGCTCATCAGCGTGCCGGTGGGATCGGCGGCCATCCGCATCGAGAGGCCCTGCTTTCCGCCCATACCGAGCAGATTTGCGGCCTTGCTGAGATCGGCGCCCGCCTTGCCGGATTTGAACTTGGCGCCGAGAAGCTCGGAAACGATGTGATCCATGAAGGTGCCGGACTTGCCCTGCTGGATGCCCGCCGAGATACCACCAGCGGTAAACGCCGACAGATCCTCCATGGACATCCCCATGGCCATCACCGAGCTGCCTCGCTTGTTGGCGGCCACGATCTCGTTGGCGTCTGCCTTCGAGTCTCGTGCAGCGATCGAGATAGCATTCATGATCGAAGTGATCTTCTTCGGATCAAGGTTCTTCATGTCGCCGAAGAGCGTTGCCGCAGTTCCGGCGAGCTTGGTCGTCTGGACCGTGTCCATTTCCAGGCCGGTCGCCGCGTTCATGATCGACTCGGTGACCGCCTTGGCGATCTTCTCGTCGATACCCGCCTTGAGCACCTCGGTGTAGGCGTTCATCATCTTGTCCGGCGACATGCCGTACTTGATTGCGTCCTTGTTGCCCCAGCTGCTGCGCATCTGCTTGACCTGATCTTTGTTCAGGCCACCGAAGATCTGCATGTTGGCTTCGGCGGAGTCCATCCGCATACGGGTCTTGAACGCCGATGCACCGGCAAAGCCAGTCGCGCCGGCCGCAGCCGCTGCGTAAGGGAGGGCTCGGCTTCCGACGCTGGCCATGGAGTTCATGGAACGCATCGCGTCGCGCCTCATCCTGGAGATGTTGCCCAGATGCATGGCATGCCTCTTCTCCTCGTTGCGGAGATGGGCAGCCGTGAGATTTCCTTCCTGCTCGATTCGGCGTCGCTCGATGTCGAGGCGCTGGTCGGCGGTCTTGTTGTAGAGATATTTGTACGCCTGGGCATGCTTGTAGAGGAGCTTCAGCTCCTTCTCGGCACCTTCGGCCTTCTTCTTGCTGCCGCGAACCGTCGAGTTGGTGTACTTCTCGTGCTCGTCCTTGAGGTCGATGATCCTGTTGGTGAGCTTGCCCCACCCCAGCGCGGCATGATCGGTAGCCACGCCCTGGGCTTTCGCCCAATCCATGTGCTTCTTCGTCAGTCCATTCAGCTCCGTACCAGTCTTGCTGAGCTTCTTGACGTAGTCTTCCATAGGAATGTCGGTAATCGCCTGACGGGCTTTATTACCGAACCTAGCCATCTGGTCTTCGAGACTCTTGATCTTGGCCAAGAGCTTCACGACGGTCGGGGAGAGGTGATCCTCCGCCGTAAGGCGGGCCCTGATGTCGAGATTGTTGTCGGACATTACCGCTCCCCGAGAGTCAAAAAAAATTGGGCCCAGGGCTACTTCTTGCCGCCCTGAGCCGCGCGCAGTCGCGCTATTTCGTCAGCGTCGCGTTTGTTGAGTTCCTGAACACCGTCAGCGATCAGACAGAAGTCGTCCCATTCGAGCGCCTCCACGTCTTCGAGCGTCCAGTGGAAGCGCTCGAAGATCGGGAAGCTATCGATTAGGATTCGCTGGATCCGCCCGCCATGAGTTCCAAAAAAGTTTCGAACCACTGCTTCATGGGTCCGAAGTCCTCGGAGTCGATCTCAGCGATGATCAGGGTGTCGACCTCGAACAGGTCGGCCAGCGCCTTCTCCATCGCCTGCATGCCGTCCTTCTCGACGTTCTTGATGAACGTGCGGATGTCGCGGACCTTCGGGCGCCGAGCATTGAACTCGGTGTAGGTCGCGCCGCGATGCTCGAACGGGAATTTGAGGGGGAAGTTCTTCTTTTCGGTAGCCATTGTTTTGCACGCCTTGTTTTGCACAGATAGAAAGAAAAAGGCCCCACCTCGCGGCAGGGCCTCAGTTCACAATCGTTTCTTGTTGTTGGGGCTTAGTAGGAGAAGCCCAGGATCTTGCGAGCGTTGGACATACGGTCCGTGCCGCCGATCTTCACAACCTTGCCGAACACGTCGATCTCGGTGACGACCTGGCTGTTGATCTTGTGTCGGTACCAGTTCGCCACGAGGCTTACGGTCAGTTCGACCTTCTTGCCGGCCGAGACGCGGTCAGACTTGATCGACTTGATCAGGCACTGCGTGTCGATGACGACGGGCTTTTCCGCGCCAGCAGCGGTCAGCATGTAGCCGCGGAACTGGATCGGAACGTCGATCGAGCCGGGACCGTAGCCGAGCAGCATGAACACTTGGGGATCCCAGGTGTGAAGCTTGAAGTCGAACTCGATCTTCTCGATGCCGAACGGGATTTCGACCGTGCCGTCCATGCCGCCGCCGCGGAACTCTTCCACAGCGATATTGATGTCGGGCGGCTGAAACTCGGGAGCTTCGCCGATCTTGCCCACTCCATCGATCCAGACCGTGAAGTCCTGGAGCAGGTTGGAGTCACGAAGGTTAGTGTTGTTAGCCATTTATCTCTCCGGCCAGATCAGAGCGCGCCCGGTCCAGGAAGGACCGAGCGGCTTGTGACCATGTCTGTTGTTGTTGCGATAGCCGACGATTAGCCGGCGAGAGTGCGCGAGAACTCTTCGATGAAGTCCGTGTAGTACTCCGGGTTGCGGCGAGCGCGGAACTGGAGGTGCTCCAAGCAGGCCGGCGGTTCGAGATCGAAGTCGACCGTCAGTTCGCCGCCAGCGAAGGTCGCCGGGGTGTTGACGCTCGGGTCGATCCAGCACTCGCCGCCGATGAGGGCGCCACGGGTGCGGAGCAGACGGAGATACTTGTTGACGTCGTTCTCGATGGCTTCGAGCAGCGGGAGGCTGAACGGAAGGTCGAGGCGCGAACGCTCGGCGCGCTCCAGACTCTCGTAGACCATGTCCGCCGTGCGGCGCACGGAGAGCTGGGCCCAGAGCGGGTCGGTGCCGGTGCCGCGCAGACCCCAGAAGCGGAAACCGTCATCGTGGATGATGGTCGTGATCTGGGCTGCGTTGAGCATGTTCGCTTCGCAGTCGCGGTCGTTGGGCATGAAGTCCACCGGACGGGCGGGGCCGCCGATGTTCTGGATCAGCTCGTTCGAGAACGAGTACCAGAAGCCCTTCTCCTCATCGATGCGAGCCTGCATGCCCGCCGCGTAGGCGGAGGCCGGCTTCTGCACGTAGACGGAGTTCTCGATGTCCCAGCTCAGGACGCCGGGGTCGACGATCGAGATGCGCTGGCTGCCGTAGTCGGCGCGGAACTCAACCGCGTCCTCGTAGGAGGTGCCGGGGCCGTCGATGAACGCCACCGCGCGGAGGCGGTCGACGATCGAAGCCATTGCAACGCCAACCGGGTTGGCGACGTGGCCGAGGGTCGCGGTGACCGCAGCGCCCGTGCCGGCGCCCGTGACCGTGACGGTCGGGACCGTGTCGTAGCCGTAGCCGGGGTCGGTGATGATCGCGCCGGTCAGCTTGCCACCAACCACCTGCGGAACCGCCGTCGCCTGGCGACCGCCAGTCGTGGGAGCCGAGATGGTGAGGGAGGTCGTCGCCAGCACGTAGTTCTGGCCCTGGGTGCCGATCACCAGGTTCTTGAGGCCGTTGGTCGGACGACCGCTGGTCAGGCCGGGAGCGACGAGGAGCTTCGGGATGACCCGGAGCATCGGGCGCGCCTTGAGCAGCGACCAGATGCCGGTCTTGCCGGTCGGCGAACCGACAGCGTTCGACCAGGTCTCTTCCATGCTCTCGCCTTCGTCGACGCGGACCACGACCACGACAGCCGACTTCTGGCTGTAGATCGCGTCGATGCCGTCGAGCAAGGTGCCCGTGGATTTCAGCTGACCCGCCTTCAGTGCATCGGCGAAAACCGGCACCGGAGTGTTGAGCGGGAAGAGATCCGGGTCAGCGTCAGGCGCGGTGCCGACGAGTCCGATGACGTTGGACTTGACGGTCTCGACCGGGCCGGAGGGGCTATCGAGCTCGATCGTCTCGATGCCGTGGAGATATTGAACAGTCACGTAGGGTTCTCCCAAACAAAAAAGCCACCCGGATGGGTGGCTGGGTTGTGGTGTTGTTGGCTAGTTATGGTCTGAGGATCAGCGGAACGTGCGTCCACTTCTCCTGGCCAGGGACGTTGGTGACGCCCTGCTGGACCACGATGGCGCCTGTGACCAG